AATCCGGTGTAGGTACCAGTTTCATCACAGATATAAACAAGGGGACAACGCCATCGGTGGCAAAGGTCGAAATGCTTGCCAGATATTTCGGGTGCACAGTCAGCGATCTGGTGGGTGAGGAGCCTATAAAAATAACACAAGCCGCCGACCCGAAGGCCGACGACTTGTGCCAGGAATTTGCGCGTCTGTTCACTTCCCTTTCTCCGGAAAACCAAAACAAAGTTATTGCGGAGATGCTAAAGCGGCAGCGAGAGCAATAACCTCATTTTGATCTACCGGGGATAGCTGGGTGAAGATTTCCAAGGCCGCTTCCAGTTTCTCTTGCATAATCTCTCCAATCCGGGGCTACCCCTGTTCCATACGGTACCGTGGTTGTATTATACACCATTTTTGTCGAAATGTCACTAAGTTTATTGCATATTGGCAAAATTTTTCCGCGTATGTCCTGTTCTTTAGCGGATTGTTACCCGCTGAAATTATAAAGTGTGCCCGACTTGGGTACAAAAAAGAAAAAGGAGAAGCGAAAAAATGAAAAAGATTCTATGCATTGCACTTTGCGCACTAACTGTATTCGCCTTGGTTGCTTGCGGCTCCAAAGCAGGCGGCACCGACAAAGACGACGACAAGCAGCCGCCCGTGCTCACCGGTACCTGGAAACAGACCAACAGCGAATCTGACGACTCCTACCAGGAGGCCACCATCACCGACTCCACCATTGAGGTGTACTGGGTAGCCGATGACACCAAGGCTCTTTACTGGGCCGGTTCCTTCACCGCACCCACCACAGCCGACGAGCCTTACACATGGGACTCTGCCAACGACACAGAAAAGACCTCCTCTGCCCTTCTGGCCAGCGGAGATGCTACCAAGACCTTCACCTATAAGGACGGCACCCTGAGCTACGAAGTCACGGCTATGGGCGTCACCAAGACTGTAACCATGACAAAATAAACCAATCTAATAAAAGGCCGTCCTCCGGGGCGGCCTTTGTTGCAAAAGGAGGCTGCTGTGAAAGACCGAAGCGCGCTGTATTTGAGAAAATCCCAGGCGGACCAGCCTGACGAGAGCATCGCCGAGGTGCTGGCCAAGCACAGGGCCATGCTCATGGAGCTGGCCGACAAGATGGATGTGACCATCAGCCAGGACGACATCTATGAGGAGGTCGTATCGGGAGAATCCCTATACGCCAGGCCGGAAATGCTGCGGCTGCTGGAGCAGGTGGAAGCCGGGGTCTACAACGGGGTGTTATGCATGGACATCGACCGCCTGGGCCGCGGGTCCATGTCGGAGCAAGGAATCATCCTGGAGACTTTCCGCATGGCCGAAACTAAGATCATCTGCCCGGGAAAAACCTACGACCTGACCAACGACGCGGACGAGGAGCTCACGGAGATGAAAGCCCTTTTCGCCCGCTTTGAACTCAAGATGATCCGCAAGCGGATGCAGCGCGGCCTGATGCAGACCATCCAGGCCGGGGGCTATGTTGCCAACCAGCCTTACGGATACCGAAAGTGTACTGTTGGAAAGCTCCCGTCTCTGGAGATCAACGAAGATCAGGCAAAATTCATCCGGCACGCTTACAAGCGTTACCTGGAAGGTGTAGGATCGTACACCATTGCCGACGAGCTAAACGCCATGGGCAGCGTCCCCAATCGCTCAGCGAAATGGAATCGAAACACTGTGCGCGATATTCTGCGGAATCCCACCTACGCCGGGAAAGTTGCGTGGAATCGGGTCAAGCGGTACAAGCCCACAAAGAGCCATCCCCGCCCACGAGCCGAGCGACAAAAGATGGAGGACTGGATCATGGTGGACGGGCTGCATCCGGCTATAATTCCCTGGGAGGACTGGGAACGGGCGCAGGAGATACGCAGGGGGCGGCATATACCATCCGTCAACCACGGTCAGGTGGCCAATCCTATGGCGGGGCTGATCCGCTGCGGAAATTGCGGCCGAAACATGCAGCGTATAGGCGCAGCTACCAAAGGCGGCCCCAGACTGCACTGCATGGAGCGAGCCTGCATAGCGTCCGCAAAATTCGGCCTGGTGGAGCAGCGACTCTTGGAAAACCTGGAGCGTATGCGGGACGAACTGGAGATCGAAGCCCAAAAATCCAGCGGCCCGGACATCAGCAGCCTACTCGTGGAAAAACGCACTATCGAAGCAAAACTGCGAAAAACGGCCTCCAGAGTCGATGTGCTGCATGATTTTCTGGAGGACGGCACCTATGACCGGGAGACCTTTAAAACGCGTCTGAGCAAAGCACAGGCCGAAACTGAGGCATTGAACGCACAGCAAGCCGATGTCGAGCACCGAATTGAGGAAGCAAAGCGCCGAGACACGACCCTGGTGCTCGCCCAGCTCACCAGCGTCTTGCAGCTCTACCCTACCCTGGACAACGAGGGCAAAAACCGCCTCCTCAAGTCGGTTATCGACTATGTGATCTACCGGAAGCCGCAAAAGACCCGCCCCATGGCGTTTACGCTGGAGATCAAGCTAAAAAATATCTAAGGTTGTCAATCCCATGAATAAGACTGACAACCTTAGATATTATTTGAACTTCGACTAACCTAACCCTACAAGTTCGCAGGATCACAACAGATGTTTGGCGTCCATATCCAACGCATCGGCAAGCGCGATAAGATTACGGGCTGTCAAATTGCCTACATCAGCCTCGCCCAGCTCTACGCGCTGGATTTGTCGGGCGTTAACGCCGGACACCTCGGCAAGCTGGGATTGTGTCATGCCAGCCATGCGGCGATACCACTCCAGTTTGGTAATCAATCGATTGTGGCAGTCGCGGCCGTAATTGACGCGAGAGCAAAGGGTGCAATCGCCATCGTCGCGCTGGCAGTCAGCATATTTTCTGCGCATACTGTGATACACCTTCTTAACCTATATCCACAGGACGGGACAGGCGGGGCTGGTCGGGGTGAGCAGCACTCCACGCATCCGCAAAGCTACCGTCGCTAAACTCGACATCCGTGGCCAGCTTGAGCGTGCCCTGATAGGTGATCGCATTTGCGACGATGGCGGCGGTATCTCTTGTCATACCAGAAAAATACAGCTTCTTGGCATAGCGGACAATGTCCCAGTATGCGCCTTCCGCTGCGTCGTCCAGCGTAAGGACCGGATCGCCGCCAAACAAATCGGCAAGAGGATTTTTCTCCCCTATTCTCGCGGTCCACCGATCGACAATTTCCTGGGGGTTTCCGCCAAGGGAATATACAAGACCCCGCACTGTGCCGCTATGCAGCTGGTCCATTCGGCTAATAATATCGATTTTTTCCATTTTTCTTTTCCTCCTTAGCAGATTAGCGGTCTGTGTCCCGCTCTTGTTTACATTCTCATTATACGCTAATATTAGCGTAATATCAAGGGCTATTTTGCAAAAAGCCAGAATTTTTTAAAAAAAAGTGACCGCACTCGCTATAAAGTGCGGCCACTTGTGCGCTGTGAAATTACGTGCTTACACCTCTCGGATGTAGCCCTCGAAGCCCGCGTCCTTCAGACGCCGGAGCATCTTCTCGGCGTTTTCTCGGTTTGCGAAGGCACCGACCTGGACGCGGTAGAGCTTATCGGTGGCAGGCTGCTCGGGGGCGGGCTCTACCGGCTCGGCGGGGGCGGGCTGCTCCGGCTCATCGCCAGTCAGGATAGCGTTCACGTGATTCTGTACGGCATCATAGTCGTACCCCGCTGCCTCCAGGCGCTGGCGGCGGTCGGAGCCATTGCCCCACTCACCGCGGATCACTTCCCGGGCAACCTCGTCCACGGACTTGGCGGGCTGGGCAGATAGTCGGCTGTTGACCTCAGCGGCAATGCGGCCCATGCGCTCGTGCAGATAGGGCCCAGGGCAGGCCGTGGCCACAAACATACGGTGCTCGGTCAGGTTGCCGTCTGTATCCCCGGTGTAATTGAGGGCCTTAATGCCGTTGCGCTGGCAGATGTCCACGCACAGGTCGATCAGCTTGTTATAGGCCGCAGAGGACACGGGCCAGTCGCCTCCGGTGGCGCAGTTGGCAACCTCGATGTTGACGGCTCGGTTGTCGTTGCTGGGGGACGCAGAGGCCCATGCACGATCGCCCTCGTCCACATAGAGGCCCACCCTGCCATCGGAGCCGATACCATAGTTGGAGCTAGCCTCGTAGCTGGGCTTGGCAAAGAGATTGCCGCAGGTCTCCACAGACAGATCACCGGCCATGTGGTGGATGGTGATCTTGTCAATGGCGTGGGTCCGGGGATGGTCGCAGTTGGGGGAGAGCTTAGTGTAGGATACCAGACTAGAATTACTCATTGACATCACCCCCTTCGGACACCTCCGGCAGGCCTGCCACACTGGTGAGCAGGGACAGGATGCCCGCCAGCAGAGAGGCGCTTCCCACCATCACCCAGTTCACCTCGCCCATTACGGCGCTGGTGCCGATGGTGGCCACGGCGGTCTGTGCCACGGTTTTGACGGCGCGCACGGCGGCGGCCTTTACCCACTGTTTCCAATTCTTCATCATTTTGTTGATCCTTTCTGTGCCCGATTCGGGCACATACAAAATATTGATAGACCTTTGTTCATTCAAGATATAAGGTTACTATGTAGGTTTCGTTCACATATGTGCCTTGAATAACTGGTCTTGTTCTACTCTGAAATTGATAAGGAAAGCCATCAGCTGAGAAACCCGCATATGGTAAACCCTGGGTACCACTATCTATTTCATCACCACCTATTGAACATCTGGTTATAGTGAAGGCGGAACCGAATGCTTGCGGGTTTGTTCTGCCCATACAAAGAAAACTTGAAACGACACCTGCGGCATGACGAACATTTACCATACTAATCATCTTAACTGCATAGTATTTTTCAACTGTATCTAATCCAGCTGACACCAAGTCGTCATGCGTTAGGGAAACAAAATCATCCGATACGGTTTTTTTGAAACTAATTATGTTCTGGTTAGTAGCGTTCGATTGCAGCCACGTGAGCAGGGCACCGGTGGGCGGGGTGTCGAAGGTGAGTTTTCGGTAGGCCTCGGTCTCAAATTCATACACTCCCCCAGCGATGTCATAGCCAGCTGCTTCATAGTTATCGTAGTACAAGACCATAGCGATGCCAGAGCTGTCGTTCGCACCAATAGAGGTAAATTTCCGCCCATTGGATGTGAATGAAATCTGCGTAGTCGCAAATGCGCCAGTTGCGCTGCTTTTGATCACCCAGGTTTCGCTTGTGTCGCCAGCCTTCAGGGAGCCGGTCACGCCGCCGATCACCACATCCTTTTTGATGTTCTCGGGCAAGAGGGTGGCCGGCTTCTGCACCGTCACCTTGCTCATGACCTTGCCGCTGGTGGGCAGGATGACCTGATTGCCGGAGAGCATAGACAGCTCCACCATCCGCTCCTCGGCAGCAGGCACCTCCAGGGTGCCCGTGATTTGTGCGCCGCTTTTGTCGTGAGCAGTGATGCCCTTGGCCAGCATCCCCGGGTACACGGTATCGCCTGAGAGGTCAAGGACGGTTTGCCCGTTGACTGCGACCTTGTTTACATGCTGGTTGGCCATATTACGCTCCAATCGTCAGCGTCTGCCCGCCTGCAGCGTTGTCCACATAGGCCACGGGGATGGCACCCACCGTCACCTGAGACAGGCAGTTATAGGATGCGTCCGGGGACACCACCTGCTGGCTAAATGTAGGAGTCACCGTCTTAGCCTGGGGCTTCATGCCCTCGTTGCCGCTCATGGTGCCGGTTACGCCCAGGATGGTAATACCCTCCCGGATGTTCTTGGCAATGATCTTCGCCTGCTCGGTGGCGTCAATCTGCACCGTGCCGCTACCATCGTGGAAACCGGTGGGAATGGTATACTTCTCCGCCACTGCTGTGATCTGGCCGTCCACGGCGCCGTTGTCCGGCATGGTGCCGGTCAGCTTTGTGCCTCGCGCATAGGCAGTCTTGCCTTTCAGGATTTCCGCTACAGCGGCGGTGGCATCAGAGGAATCCACATCCAGAGTGCTGGTGCCTACGATGGGCGCGCCGGACTTGTCGTGGGCGGTGATGTCCTTCGTCAGCTTGTCCGGGCTGATGGTGTCCTGGGACAAGTCCAGCTTTACCTCAGCTCCCACAACCACCTTGTTTACATACTGATTTTCCATGTCTTTACTCCTCTCCAATAATCAATGTTTTACCCCCGCTGCCGTTGCTGACCTCAAACTGCGGGATTTTGTGAACCAAAACATCTCTGCCCAGCAGCTTTCCGCTGGTGGGTAGGGTCTGCTCGGTGTACACCTTCGGGACAACCTCGTACTCCCCGTCATAGGACGGTGCCGCGGGAACCTCCATTACCTGACCCATATCGACATCCAGGTCAGCGCCGGGAGAAAAAATTACCGCAAACTCGATCATAACGCACCGTCCCGGAGAATACGCTCCACAGGCACCGTGAATACCTGGGATGCCATGCGCTGCGCCCCAACACCCACACGGAGCTGTATCTTTGCGTCAATGCCTGGCCCCGCAGTAAGCGACAGGGTCTCGGCTTCCGTCAGCGGACAGGAGATAACATTCCCGTCCAGCTGTACATCCGACAATGATTTTTCGATTTTGACTTGTCCGGCCTGGGCCACGGCAACGGACAGCACCGTGATGCGCCCCGTGTCGATGGGCAGGCGAAATGTCAGCGTGGGAGTCGTACCTCGATACATACATATCCCTCCTCATACTTTAGATTCGCAATGCTCAGTGGTTGGGCAATTTTTCCAAATCCTCTATCCTGTGATTGGCGACCTTGATCTGCTCCTCCAGCACCGGAACACGCTGGGCGAAATTGTTGTGCTCCCGGACTTCCCGGGTCAGCTCCTCCAGCTTAGTGTCGGTGACGGCCTGATGCGTATCCAGCTTGGCCTGCACATCCCGGGTGGTTTTGTTGCTGGTGATAATTACCCCCAGCAGCGACAGGCCGCCGGTGATGATAGCCACGACGATTGTTTCCATTCAGTAATTTCCTTTCTCCTCTGGGGCTTGGTTGTTTTGCAGCGTTGGGTTACTTCCAGCGGCCTGTAACTATCATCGATCTGATTGTAATTCCGGCATCATTCTGATTGCCGGTCACATAGACTAAAATCTTGCTGTATCCACTCTCATACTGGACATTCACAAAACCCAGTCCTGTGCCTAAAACACCGTCCGCCACGCCACGGGGCTGCGTTTTGAAAGTAAAGGGAAGGTCAAAAGTGGCATGCGTCAAATATGCTGAACCATTCATATAAGCGACAGGTGTGCTCCCAGTGAGGGTAAGTTCACTGTCTAACCAGCACTCTGCCACGCCGCTGGCCCACTTTCGATATGTCCATGTGCCGTTCATGCCCTGTTCAATGATGTGATCAGCGACAGGGCTGTCGGCAATACTCAGGGCATTTACACGAACATTGCCGAAGCCTGCACCGAGGACAAGATGTTCCTTGTATTCATTCGTAAGGTTGTTTCTCCATGTTTTTACCAATTTCAGGAGGTTTTCCCCGTCCGTAGGGTCGAGCCTGAATTTCCAACCAGTTGTGAAATTTATTTCTATTTTGCCTAAGATTGCCCGTTCGATATAAAGCATATCGCTGGCGCCAAAATGACCATTTCCGTCAACATCCAGCTTCTCATAATCCTCAAGCGTGGGCGTATCCATATTAAGGATCAGCTTTTTCAGGCGTTCGTTATCCGCCTCCGTATAGTCAGCAGTCACAAAAGTGGAGCCTTGGGTGGATGTGGTTATTTTTGTGTTGTACAGGTCCATTTCCCCGGTGCTCAGGTTCCACTTGCTTTTCCCGTCCAGGGACTGGATCACGATGGCGGAAAGCGTGCCGGCCGTGATAAAGTCCGCCACAAAGCTGCCGTCCTGGGTAATGGCGAGCTTATAGGGCCCGTTGATGCCGTTGGAAGAAAAACCCAGGCCGCCCAGATTCCAGCGCCATATGTTTTTGGCAGCCTGCAGATCCAGGGAATCAGAGATAAACTGCTCCACCAGCTGACCGGCATCGTTACGCCGGAAGATCACATAGCCGCCGTTATCACCGGTAAGCCAGCCGGTGGCGTTGAGCACCGCCTGCTGGATCGTCTGCGGCAGCGCACTGATAGTCTCCGCCTGCCCGGCGATGGTCTCGGAGATGCTGGCGCGCATGTCGCCAATCTCCACGGAGCTGTAGCGGTCCTGGAGCACATCGAACACGGTCTTGATCACCTTGGCCGTGGTGTTGACGCCCATCTGCGCAAAGGTGACCGTAAGCGTGTCGCAGAGATCAACTTTTTCCCCGTCCAGCTGGGCATAGGACAGGCTCAGGGACACCCGAGGCACGCCCACATTGTTGTCGGCGATGTAGTACTGCGCCGAGGTGCGCAGCTGGTCCGGCGTGGGCTGCCCATCAAATACGGAGGTCAGGTCCAGGGGCAGGATGCGCACAAAGTCGTAGGTGCCCGGGGCCTCCACGATCTTCTCCGGCAGCTCCACAGTTGCATCCTCGCTTGTCCAGTACGGGTAAACCGCTGTATAGACGGAGGCGCAGTTGGCGTCCTGCTCCAGGGCTGTGAGGTTTTTACCGTAACGGATGGTCATGCCCCGATCCTCGCCGCGGTGGCGCCAGAGCTTAACCGTAAACCGGTCAAACTCGTACTCGCCCCCGAAAACATCCAGGATGCTGCCCCGGATGCCGCCCAGGAGGGAGCGGACCGAATTGGGCACCGTGGTGGCCACGCCAGAGGTGCTGGTCTTGTCCGTCCAGAAGGTAAAGCCGCTGTCCTGGGGGACGGCTTTGGACTGAATGGCATTAAATACGCCCTCCACGCCGGTGGCCGAGAACGGGGGCACCACCACGCCGGACAGATCGTAGCTTATGTGCCGGGCGTACACCGTGACCAGGCCGCCCAGGGGGCGCGTGATGCGGTAGACCCTGAAGGGCTGCGGCTCGCCGTCCGGCTTCGGCTTGGCCAGGATCAGCGATCTGTAGGTGATGCTGGCATAGTGCAGGCCCATGACGGGATACTGCATCTCCAGCTCGTAAGAACCGTTGCGCTCCTCGGTGACGACGCAGGAGGCAGCATCGGACAGGATGCCGATGCCGTTGGTCGTAAACTCTCGCTCGGTCGATGCATACAAGATAGGTTTCATAGTGTCCACCACCTCGGTCTGATTTTCACGGCGGTAATGCCGCCGGTCCACTTAATTTCCATTTTGCCTTCCAGCTCCGGGAACTCCGGAGCGGAGACGGTGCCGTTTCGGTTGGCTCCGTCCGGGCTGTAGGCGTTCTGCGCCTCGCAGTCCAGGACCACGGTGGGCTCCAGGAAGCTCTTGATCGCCACTTCCCTGCTGCCCACGGTCAGCACGCCCGGCCCGGTGCCGGAGACGGTGATCAGCGGCTTTGCGGCAAAGGGCGTGGGATTATTGAGCACCTGGCCATTCTCCAGCGGGATTTCCGTGTCGCCGGTGCGGAGAAACCGCTGGGGTTTGCAGTTAAATTCAATGGTTGCCCGGCCAAAGCGGTGCAGGATGCTGTCCACATCCAGGGGCCCGGCATAGTAGGCCTCCCGGTAGGTGTCGATGTCGTAGCTGTCGGCCAGGGTCTGATAGCCCCGGGGGCCGCAGAGCCAAGCAGCCACGCCGCGCATGGCGGCCGGAAGCCGCAGCTGCTCCGCGCTGACATAGACCTCGTAGCGCTGTACATAGTTATTGAATGCCGCCTGCGGGAAGATGATGTCGCCGTTTCGCCCGGGGACAGCCTGCGCGTCCAGCTTCCTGGCTGCCAGGATAACAGACGGGTACTTTTCCACGATGACCCGGTAGTCATCGGAAGATTTCCCGGCCCAAAAAATCATGCAAACACCGCCTCTCTGCTCTCCACCGCGCTCTGCATCTTATACATAATTACATCGGCCAAGGCGTTCACATCCTGGCCCTGGGCGCCGTAAACGGTAATGTTGACGCCGCCCATGTGGGTGGTGTTGGTAACGCTGCCGGGGATGGGGATATTAGACAGCGCGCTCAGCTCCTGGCCCATATCCCGAAGAGCCCGGGGCATGGCCTCTTTCACGCCCACGGTGATGCCGGGCGGGATGAATTTACCGATTTCATCGGCAAAGACCTTGGAGGGGGAGTGGATGCCGAAAAGACGCTTCACCCAGCCGAGAACATTACTTACCCAGCCCCGGAGCTTGTTGTAGAGCCAAGCTCCAGCATTCTGAATACCATTGAAAATGCCTTTAACGATATTTGACCCCAGGCTGATTGCACGACCGGGAAGCTCCCGCAGCCAGTCTATAGCGGACTGAACGCCATCGCGGACGGCTCTGGCTATATCTCGAGCTTTATTCGAAACAGCTGTACCTACATTGTTAAAGAAAGACCGTATATTCTCGCCGGCAGTGGTGAACCAGGACACAATGCTTTCCACGGCACCGGATATCCAGTCTTTGATGCTGGTCCAAATCTCAATAACGCCATTGCGGAAGTCCTCGTTGGTGTTCCAAAGTGTGATAATTGCCGTAACCAGCCCTGCCGCGAGGGTGATGATTATCCCTATAGGGTTGGCGTTCATAGCGGCATTAATAGCCCACTGAGCTACTGTAGCCCCTTCGTTTGCCGCCTTAAAAGCGTTGATGGATGTAACCGCCGCGTTTATGAGAGACGCAACATTCCAGGTGATGAATCCGGCACCGATTCCCGCAATCAGAGAAACGATGTATTCGCCATTCTCCAAAATGCTGGAGACAAAGCTTGCAATGGTCGCCGAAAACGATTCCCAGTCTACGCTTTCCGTCCAAGCCACGAACTCGGTCGTAACATCCTGGAGAACAGGGGTAATTGCCTCAAGAAACGGCTCACCAACTGCGGCCTTGAATTGCTTCCATGCCTCTTTGGCGTTACCTGTAACATTTTCCCAGCCGTCCATCTCTCGGCTTGCCTGGCCATAGGCTCCGGACAGCTTTTGCGACGCAACAATCTGATCAAGCAGTACCTGCGTGGTTTCGCCTGCCGTAACATCAAGGTCTTTATACTCTTTACCCAGGCTTTTCATTGCCTGCGCATTTCGGGTTGCTTCCGTACTTGCGAAGCCCAAAGCGGCGTCGTTTGCATAGTTTCCCTTGGTATATGCCAACACCTGTTCAGTGGCCTCTTCGAGGCTCCTGTCGTAGTATGCGGCTGCATCAGCGGCCGCATAGGTCGCTTCGGTTGCAAACTTCAAAGCCGCCGCGCTATTCATGCCGCTGGACTTTGCGTAGGCATATAGCTGGGTATAGGCCGACTTCAAACGCGAAGGCAGGATACCTGCCGCATCACCAATAGTATTCAGCTCCTTGGTGGCGCTGGATGCAAGGTCTCCGAAGGTCTGCGCGAACTGTGCATTCGTTGCTTTGACCTCGGCTGCAGCATCAATCATACCGGATGCAAAGCCTTTTACCGCATCAGCCATTTTTTTAAGCCCATCCACCACGAGCTCAGACAAAATATTCGCTTTCAGGACATCGCCAAATGAAATAGCCTTGTCGCCCCCGGAGTCCATCTCATTGCCCAGGTCCTCCACCCCATGCTCGGTGTCCTGCAGTGCGTGCTGCATCTCCAGCAGCTTGGCGCGGGCTTTATTCAGCTGCTCCTCGTATTTTTGCGCCTGCACGCTGTTGGTGCCGTAAGTGGCCGCCGCTTTGCCCGCCTGGGCCGCCAGGGCCTCAATGTACTGCCGCTGCGTGGCAATCTGCTTATTAAGCACCGCCGCCGTTTTGGCGTTTTTATCCTCGGCAGAGGTGGCGGCCGTAAAGGACGCGGAAACCAGCTTCATTTCGCTGGCCAGGGTCTTGCTCTGCTGGATGATCTGGCTGATCTGCTGCCGGTACTCCTTTTCGCCGTCTACGCCGATTTTCGGCCCGATATTCGTTGCCATAGATTCACCTCACCCTCATGGCTTCTTCAAATGTCCAGTGTTTTTGCTTTCGCTTGGGCTTGGCCCCATGATAGATGGAAAGGCAGGCGATCATATCAAGCATCTCGCCATATCGCGTGCACATGATCTCCTGCCTCCCCATATTCAGCCGTCGCCCGTAAAAGAGGAGCCAGGCAAGGTTCAGCTGGACTCCTTGTCCTTGCCGCTTTCTTTTTTTTCGGGCTCTACCTCCACGGTGGTCTTTTTGTCTTCCACCCAGGCAGCCAATGCCGCCTGCTGCAGCTCCATGAACTCAGTCGGGCGGAGCGACATGATCTCCTCCACGCTCAGGGGCCGGGGCTTGTAAGCGGGATTCTCGAAGCGCTGCGCCTGTTCGTAGCCTTCGCTCAGGGCCACGATGATAGCGGCGGTGTCCCGGGAAACCTGGCCATAGCTACCATCCAGCAGCTCACCCAGGCGCTCAATGTCTCCCTCCGGGCAAAGGTCAGCGATCTTCGCTGAAGCCCCCACGGTGAAGCGGAAGCCAACTTCCCTGCCGTATACCTGCATAGTCGCCTCCTTACGCCGCGCCGCCCAGGAGGGCCTGCAGCACTGCCACGGCGGCCTCCTCGGTGGCCTGATCCGCACCCACCAGCTTCCAGTCGTGGTTGGTGGTGTCGTCGCGCATGAGCTGGGCCGTCAGCTCCTGGGTCTGCCAGTCGATGGTGTCCTCCTGGGTGGAGGCATCCAGGCCGGGCTGCTGGAAGCGGGCCTTGGTTAGCACCACGGGGGCGTAGGTAATAACACCGCCGCTCTGATAGCGCACAACAAAGCCAATGCCTACATAAGGGATTTCCATGGCGTCACCGTAGTGGGACACATCCACCGAGTTGCCGCCGACCTCGGTCTTGGTGGCCTCCGGCAGACCCAGGACAAACTTTTCGGCTGCTGTCAGCAGGCCGTCCACCGTCAAGGTAGCGGTCCCGCTGGTGAACATCGCCGCCGCAGTCTCGGCCACGATGTTGTCGGCGTAGAAGTTGTTGTCATCGGTGGTATCGAGGGACAGGGACACGCTGACGCCCCGGGCCAGCTGCATACAGCCGCTGTAGCTGACTGCGCCGCCGGCGTTGGAATATTTGGCCACATAGGGCTTGCTAAAGCCCGTGCAAACCTTTCCTGCTGCTGCCATAGCAGCACCTCCTTTTTACTTCATAATTTTTTCGATTTCGCGGTTGCAGGTCTCGTCCATGGCCTTCTCTGCGGCCTTCCTGCTGGACGAGACTGCCTTGTCCACAAAGCGGGTTTTCTTGCGGAATGTCGTGCCGCTGTTCACGGCTCGGGCAATAAGCACATTCGGCTGCCCTTTGGGGTAGTTTTTCGTGCGGGTGCCGTTGTAGCCGTCAAAGCCCAGCTTGACATTGACAAAACCGTCATCGTTTTGGATGCGGCTGATGCCGAAGCCGTCCAGCAGGCCGCGCTTCTGCGTAGGGGTCACGGTGTCGATCAGTTCCCCGTCCTTGGCGGTTCCGGGGCCCACCGGCAGGGCCTCTATGGACCTGCGCACAGCGTCCGCCACCACAGCGGCCCCTGCATAGACGGTTTTGCCGATGATGTCGCCCTTGTCTCCGGCGTTCAGGGCACTTAGCTGCTTGATGTAGGTATCAAGGCCCTTAAACTGGAAAGTTGCCATCAGGCAAACACCTCCCAGGCCCACTCGTAGTGCCAAAAGCCGGTGTCCTCCTCGAACTGGACGCTGTTCAGCTTCCATACAAGTGGGGCAGCGTCAAAGGACTGCTCCAGTGCCGCCCGCCAGGGGTCAAACTCCTGCTTGGTAAACAGGTCCGTGGTGCCGGTGACGGCCTTTTCGGCGTGCGTATCCTCCGCCAGGAAGTCATTGGCACCGTCCTCCTGCCACACCAGGTAGCGGTCAGACTGGAGCCGGCCGCCGTGGCTGACGGCATCGGTGACGGCCAGGTGGGCAGCGATGATCCGCTGCGCCCACAGGGGCGTGGTATTTGTGCCCGACTTGGGCACCGTGTTTTTCTTGTTCATCAGATCAACTCCAAACCATCGCCCTGCTCGGACGCACCATAGACCTGCCGGATAACGAGATAGTCGCCATCCTCCTTCGGGTACTCCCAGGGGCCTTGCGGCTCATACTTCTGCTCGATCTTGGTCAGCGTCAGATCCATGGATGCGGGCCACACATCGGTAAGCTGCTGCACCATGTCGATGCCGTACTGCACGCCGTCCTCCGTCACTGCCACGCACTGGGGGTTGACGGCCGACCGGAGCTGGGTGCGGATGACCCGCTCCACCTCCACCTGGGCTTGCCGTCCGGCATAGTACCGCTGCAGGCCCACCCGGCGCTCCTGGTAAAACAGCGTCTCCAGCAGCGTCAAAACGGGCCGGGGCTGGTAGCCGGGGGCGGCACCGTCCGTGACGGTGTAGATACGCACCACGCCATCCCGGTAGGACTGCGTTATGCGCCGGTCATCCGGCCGAAACGGCGTCTGCCGCATAAGCCGCCACCTTCCTTTCGTGCTGCATGGCCAGGAGCCGGTTGAGGTAGTTGCTCTCAAAGACATCCAGGGCGTCGCTCAGACCATAGCGCACATACTCACATAGCAGGGTCAGAGGCTCCCCGGAGACTGTATAGTCTGCCGGGATGCCCAGCTTGCCGTCAATGTAGGCCTCCCCGGAGGCGATGAGGGCGGACACCTTGGCATCCGTGGCCTCATCGCTCCAGGTGATGTTGCACCAGAGCTTGGCACCGGACAAGAGCTCGGCACTCACAGGGGCCGCCATATCAGGACTTGGTCACGGTGACCGTGTAGGTCTCGGTGGTGGTGCCGTCAGGGGCGGTCACCTCAACCTTCACGGTGTTGCTGCCGGTGGTCCAGGTGGCTGCGGTGCCGTTGTCGATCTCCACATCGTTGACGGTGACCTTGATGGCCGCAGCGGCGTCGGCAGGCACAGCGGTGATGGTGTTGGTAGCGTTGCTGGTGGTGGCCGTATAGGTCTTAGTCCCGGATGCAAAGGCGGGAGACAGGGCCAGGGAGCCGATGGACAGGGCGCTCAGGCTGGCATCGCTGGAGGGTGTGGGCGCGGTCACCTGGGTCACCTTGTAGGTGGCAGGCTTCAGGCCGGAAATGTCCAGCACCAGGAAAGCGTTGTTGTCCAGAGGCATACCGTTGGCGTAGGCCTTGATCAGATACAGCCGCTCGTCCTCCAGGAAGCGGTAGTGGTCGCTGTAGTCGATCCGGCCCTCGGGAGAGGTGCCCGCCATAGCCAGGTAGCGGTAAGCAATACCCAGGACAGCCTTACCGCGGGGCAGAGCGGCCGTCTGGATGATGTCCATGGGATAGGGCATCACATCGTTTCGATAGGTGCCATCGGGCGCCATGAGGGTGGTGGCAGGCATAATTTTCTGGAGATAATCCTGGGGATTCACCAGCAGGATCACATCGCGGACCTGCCGGGGCTTTCCGTTGGGATCGGCGGCCAGGATGGACAGCAGGTTGCCCACGGTAGCGGGCTCCAGATCATTGACAGCCACGGTCTTCTTCTCCGGATAAGCGCCGCCGGTAACCACCACATTGTCGCCCACTTGACGAGTCATGCCGATGGGCTTCTTGTTGCCGTCGCCGGTAACAATACCGGCCTCCAGGCCGTTGCTCAGAGCCTCATACAGGGTCTGCCGGACGAAGTTGTCCAGCCACTCCGGCCCCAGGTCCAGCATGGCCTTGCACACGGGAAGGAATGCGGACAGCTTCAGCAGTGTGGCAGGGATCTTCTTGATGCCTGCGGTCAGCTCCTTAACAATGTCGTCGCACAGGTCGCCCCAGGCGGCTTCCTCGTAGCCGTTGGTGTTCACCATGATCTCCACGGCACCACCGGTGGCGCGGAAGTTGATGCGGCCCAGGAGGGGATGACGGGTCTGCAGCTCGTCAAAGACGGAATCGATGACGGTCTTGGGCAGAGCCACATCCAGGCCGGTGACAGCCTGGCGAGGATCGGGAGCCTTCATGGCAGATGCCAGCTTCTGGTAGTAGGTCCGCTCCTCAGCGGTGAGCTGATGCACGCCGCGCTGGGCCAGGATGCGAGAATCCAGTTCCTGCTGCACGCCCTGGAGCTTCTGGTCGTATTCCGCCTGCAGATCCAGGGCGATACGCTGCATCATTTCGTCAAAGGCTCCAGTAAAAGCGCCGGAGTCATTGGCGGCGGCAGCCGCCTGCATGGCCTGTCGCAGTTCGTCGCGGGTGCGAATGTCGTTGTTATTCATGTTTTTCTCCTTTCGGTTCTCAGGCAAAAAGGCTGAGGATTTTATTTTTTTCAGGGGATTCTGCTCCCTGCTGGGGCTCGGGGTCTTCGGTGGTGGCGCCGGAGGGCGGCTTTACCAGCTCCCGGAGCTGGGCGGCCAGCTCCTGCTGGTAATGGAGCCGCTGCTCCAGGCCGGTGTTCACCTTCTGAAGGATGGCCGAGGCCTTGCTCATATCAGCGTCCTGGTCGGCCAGCCGGTCCGCCAGGCCGTATTCGACGCACTGGGCCGCCGTGAGCCAGGTCTCCGCGTCCATCATCTCCGCCAGCTTTGCCTCGGTGAGCTTGTCGCCCGCCTTGGCCAAATAAGCCTGACGGCCTGCGTCGTTGATGATGTCCAGGTCGTCCGCAGCCTTGCGCAGCTCTGCCGCATTGCCGCATACACAGCTCCACATGTTGTGGATCATCATCATTGTGTTGCGGGGCATAACCACCTCGTCACCGGCCATAGCGATGACGGAGGCGATGGAACAGGCAAAGCCATCCACATACACCGTCTTGTGGGCCGGGTGGCGCTTGAGCTGGTTATAGATGGCCGTGCCCTCAAACACACTGCCGCCGTAGCTGTTGATGTAGATGCGGATTTCGGATGCGTCCGGGTACTTGGCCAGCTCTTCCCGGAAATGCTGGGCGCTGTTTTCGCTGGCTTCATAGCGCCACGCCTCCCAGTTAAAGGTCTCCGCTTCCACGTCGCCGTAGATGTAGAGCTCCAGCGCACCGCCCTCCGCGGCCTGCTTTAGCTCCCAAAGTCTTGCTTTCATTCGTTGCCTCCCTTCGCGGCACTGACAGAGGTGACGGACTCGCTCAGCGTCGCAATATTTTTTGTGAGATAGTGCTCGTCCGCCCAGGGCTCCGAAATGGTAGGCAGCCCGGCCGCCCGGAGGATGTCATTGACGGTGAACACCGCCGAGCCCACCAGCTTTTCCACATTGGCGGCATTGGCGAACATGTCAAAGTGTCGGATGCCGCTGGTGTCGATGCGAAGATAGTCGCCCCGGCGCATAGCCTCGTAGCCATAGCGCTTGCGGTTGATCTCCTCCTGCAGCTGGTCGCAGATGGGATCGATGCAGCCGGTAAGGAATCGGGCCTGCGCGTCCTCCGTGCCCTGGACGGTGCCGTCGATAAGCACGGCGGGGATTTGCAAGGCCTTAGCCGTAAAGGCGAAGATGTCCTTCGCCAGGGCCTGGATGTCCGCAAGATCCACGGTGGACTTGCCGCCTTCGTTGGTGTAGGCGTAGCCGTCAAACTCCGGAAGGATCGCGCCGTTGGAGTCCAGGAATACCTTTGCCTGCTCCTCTATCATGGCGGTAAACTTTGCGGTAAAGTCGTCCTGCCCCTGGGCCAGCTGATTCACATGGACCTTCCAGTGCTGCCCCTTGTCCCACTCGTACCGCTTCATGGCGGCGGTGATCAGGCGGCAGTAGGATGCATACAGGCCATCCAGCACAGGCTTGATGTTCACATGATTCAGCCGAAGATGGAGCACCTCGCGCTCCCGAAAAGTCTTTTCATAGCTTACATCGCCCACCTGCACATCGGTGTACTCGTTCTGCCTGCTGGGGTAGCAGCCGTTAAGCATATAGCTGTCGGCCACCACCAGGGCGTCGTAGCCTTCCCGCTGGCGGGTGCTGATGATAAGGCATTCGTCGTCCGTCAGCAGCTTGGCCACCAGCTTATGCAAAAACGCTGTGGAGTTTTGGTTTACATTGGGCTCCACATTCCACAGGTAGTGCTCCCGCTCCTGGATTTCTTTGCCGCCCCGGAAGGTGCGGAACTCGCACCGAGCCACGGCATTGGCGATCATGTTGGCGCAGGTCCAGAACGCCAGGTCTCGGAGCTGGAACTCCTGCGCGGCTGCCATCAGCTCCCGGCAGGTGATCTCCACCGTGGTGGGAGACCTCGCCTTGCCTCCGGCCAGCCATTTCCAAAAATTAAGGGCCATTTGCCACCTCCTCACAGCCTGATCGCGCCGATGGGCGGGAGCTTAACCGGCTCCCCGGTGCCCAGCACCGGCTCCTCGGTCATGCTCGCCACCAGAGCCATAAACGGGTCTGTCTTTCGGCTCTTCGGCTCGATCTTGGCATAGTAAAAATTTCCTGTATCCGTACCGGCCTTGCGGCCGCTGCGTACTCGTTTGGTATTGTTCACCGCCCAGCGTAGGGGCGGATTGTCGCCCCAGGTGAACAGGTCCCGGTCAAAGCACTCCTGGATCACCGGGTCCACCTGCATGATGTCCGAGGGCCGGACCAGCTTCACCCGTGTCTTGTCTTTGGCGTCAAAGCCGATGCCCCGCATGGCGTCACCCACCAGCGTCCAGCGGAAGTGATCCATTGCCAGCTTGACGATGTTATATTTCAGGCCCATTCCCCGGAGATACTCAGCCAGGAGCCGGGGGTCGATGCTCACATCGTCCACCACGGTCAGATGACCGGCCTCCGCCCAGGCCCGCCAGGGCGCCACCACCCGGGAGAGCGTCCGGCTCTGGAGGCAGACCCAGGAATGATTGATGTCGTAGCGCTGGGAGCCCACGCGAAAATGCAGGTTGACGCTGGCCCAGTCGCTGATCTCCGCGTAATCGATGCCGGCCACGCAGGACTTACCCGTCAGGTCCGGCAGGGCCCGGTTGGTGGCCTTAACCTTGGCATAGTCGGTGACGCTGATTTCCAGCTGCCCCGCCCGGAGGCCCATGCGCTTGGTGAGAAAATCGCCGTTCTGCTCCGGGTTCTTGAGCCAGTCGGAGTATTCGTCTGTGATCTCCTGCAAGAGGTGCGGAGAATATGCCAGGGACGGGTTAGCCATGTGCCAGTTCTCCGGGTCGTGTACCTGCTCCCGATTCTCCAGGCAGCATATAAACGGGAGGAAACCGCCCTCCGGCTCTGCCTCACCTTCAAAAAGGATCCTCCGGCCCTGGGCCAAAAAATCATCCAGGGGCCCGTCCGAGACATCGCCGTTTGAAGTAAACATCCCAATCCGGGGCTGGGCCACCTTGCCCAGGCCGGTGACAAAAACCTTGTAGTTGTTGTAGTTTTCAAAGGCGTGGACCTCGTTGAAGATCACCTTGCCGGAGCGCATACCGTCCCGGCCCTTGGGGTTGTTGGTGCGCCCCTTCATCACGCCCTTGTTGCGCACTCCCTGGACCATCTCTTTTGTGTGGTAGTAGTGCTTCTTTAGTTTTGCTTCCCACTTGGGGGACTCCAGCACATCAGAGAGGTCCTTGACGGGCGTGACCGCCTGCTCCTCATTGTTGGCGCAAACATCCACATTGTATTTTTTGACGGGATTGTAGGGAGAGATGGAGCACGCTCCGTCAAAAGCGATAAAGCCGTCCTTCCCTCCCCCACGGCCTATCATGCCCAGCGTCTTCTTCCATCGAGGGCGCCCATCGGCGCGGTAGGTGCAATCCCACAGGGCCAGGAGGAATTCCTCCCAAGGGAAAAGCCGCTCGTAAGGAAAATACTTCACCAGGCCCAGGTAGTGCCGCAGCTGCTCCAGGTCCACATAGATGTCCTCCTCGGCAAACACTCGCCGCACATAGGACACCAAAGCGTGCTGCTCCGGGCAGGCCCGGGGCGTGTCTGCCTCTACGGCCTCGATGTAGCGGAGCACTTCGGGCGGCAGCTCACAGCTCATCGTCGTCCTCGCTTCTGCCGCCGGAGGACAAAGCGTCCTCCTTAAAGCCAAGGGTGGCGAAGATCGCCAGCATCTGCCGGGAGACCTGAATCTCCAGGGACACGCTGCGGTTCTCCGACAGGCGGCCCCGGTCGTCCATGACGGTCAGGCCACGCTTTGCGATGTCGTCCCGCAGCTCCTGCCGCCGCACCCAAAAGTCCATGTACTCCTGGACCTTGTCCCGGTACAGATCCTCGTCGATGCCCCGGAGGGCCAGACAGCGCAGCAGACTTTCCCGCAGGTCCCGGTATGCTTTCGTCCGGCTGTAGTCCCTGGCCTTTTCCGCAGGTTTCTCCTGCCGGGCCAAACGGCCCTCAAGGTATCGGCTCATGGTGGGATTCTTTTTGGCGGCCACGACCTGGGCTTGCCGTAGCAAGATCCGACCGGCCGACGTCAGGCGGTCAAAAGCCTGCGTAAAGGACTCACCGTACTGCTCCATGCACCAGGCATCCAGAGCGGCCTCGTCACAGCCAAACCAGCCGCAAAGCTCATCCACCGAGCACTGCATACCGCACAGGCTCTCAAATTGTCTCGGATCTAACTCTCGCCGCTGTGACATAGTCTTTCACCTCCGTCTATTTACCCAGCGATGCAACAATAGCAAGCTCCCTTTCTGAAAGCCGCCACTCTGTCGCCGCTGCCTTCTCCGCCGCTGTTTTCTCCGCCGCTGCCTTCTCCGCCGCTGTTTTCTCCGCCGCTGCCTTCTCCGCCGCTGCTTTCTCTGAAATCAAGAAGCCAGAACCGAAGATACCCTTGCCCTTCTCGCGCTGAGAATCCAAAGACCGGATAAACGACAGGTGGGCGCGGGTAACTCTGAAATCCACACCATGCGAGGAAAAGTATTGCACCATTGTGCTGGTCAAGACATTCGCCGGATAGGAATACACCGGTAGATTCTTTTGGGCTGCCCTCAAGTTTTCGTCGTTTGCAGCCTTAAGGAGGCCTCGAAGATCAGGAGCGGATTCCACCGCGAAATCTCCCATGTTCGTCACGAAGGAGATGATTATATTTGCGCCGTTCTCAAATACGACAGGGGCTCCGCAGGCAACATAGTTCAGGCTTCCTCGACCAATGCCCAACAGCGTAAGAGCTGGGGCAAACATAAAGAATCGGACACCATTTTTCGTGTACCAGTCGCAGATTTCGGAGATGATCGAAAAGGGCGGGTTATCTATAACAACGGAATCCTCGTCATAGGTCACAGCCTTATAATTGCCACCCGGATAAAACGGGCGCAGCACCTCCGCGCCAGATAAGCTATAACGATCAACAGCCCAATCCTTAACCACCGCGTAGACATTTTCCGGCGTGTAACAGTCGTCCGTCGTTTTCTTTGGTTTAAATTTCTCAACAAAGGACTGGTAGTCAGGGTCTTCGTCGCTTAAAGGATTTTCAGAAACGGCGGCAGCACAAGCAGCGGGGGAACCGATGTCAAATCCCGTGCCGGGCAACTCGCCCCACTCAAAATCAAACCCACTCAGATCCAGCTCCGGCAGCTCCTCCGCCAATAGGTCCAGGTCCCAGGGGCTTTCGTTGGTCTTGTTGTCTACCAGACGCAAAGCGTTCACCTGCTCCGGGGTCAGATCATCCACGCAGACGCACGGCACCTCCTCCAGGCCCATCCGCTGGGCCGCCAGAAACCGGCAATGGCCGATGACCAGCACGCCCGCCGCGTCCACCACCAGGGGCTGCGTCCAGCCAAACTGGCGGATGCTCTCGGCCACATTGGCGATCTGCGTCGCGTCATGCCTTTTTGCATTGGCGGCGTAGGGCGTTATGGCATCCAGCCGCCGCATTTCGATATTCACAATGCACTCCTTCCCGTGCCCGACTTGGGCACCGTCACTCTGCAGCTTTGCGGGACGGGTCAAAGCCCGCCCGCTCAGGAGGAAGAAACAGGGAAGCAATCTGGCGCTGCCGCCCCGCAAAACCGCAGATTTGTTTGATTTACCCGGCCAAACTCGCGCCCACACGCTGCGCGGCACCGCGCAGGCCCGAAAATCGCGGGATTGTCATG